ATGGGCTGGACCATGAAAGCCGGGATGCTCCAGTCGGAGATGGGCGACGTCGAAAGGCTGACACTGGGCCAGGAGACTGAGCAGTTGGTGTCGCTCAGGGATCGCCTAACCTACGCCCTGGGCATGGCGGACAAGTATGCCTCGATGGCCAAGGCCTCGGGGCAGGGCAGCGTGATGCTGAGAGTCAAGCCTGCCGAGGAGTGGACGCCATGAACGCGGCACAGGCCAGACGGAACGTAGAACGCCAGATCGCACGCAATCCAAGCTCCATAGCAATCAAGCGCATGCGAGAGGTAGACGACGGGGCCGGGGGTTCCTACCGAGAGACGGTGGGACTTCCGGCCCAGACCGTGCGCATCTTCATGAGCACGCTCGCCGGCACCGACGCGAAGGATTCTACCGGCTCGGGCGGTCACATCCAAACACAGCGCTGGGGCTTGCTGGCCATGTGGGATGCGGACATCATCAGGGGCGACACGTTCACGCACCAGGGCCGGCAGTTCAGGGTCCGTGCCATAAGCCCAGCGAGCACGGGCGGGCAAACCACGGCGATACATGCCGATCTCGAGGAGGTGAGCTGACGCCATGCCGGGGCTCGATAACGTGATAGGCAACCTCCAGGGATACGAGGACCGAATGCGGACGGCGCTCCATGGGCTAGGGATGCAGACTGCCGCGCAGATGGAGGCCTACGCCAAGCAGAACGCGCCGTGGCAAGACCAGACCGGACACGCACGCCAGGGTCTGTTCGGCGAGGTACTGGAGGAGGACGGCAAGCTCAAGCTCCGAATAGCTCACACCATGGAATACGGCGTGTATCTCGAGCTGAGCCGGAAGGGCCGGCGGCCCATCCTCGAACCCACGGCGCAGAAGTTCGCGCCTGAGTTCTTCGACGCGGCCAAGGAGTTGCTGACCAAATGAGGGCAACGCTCTACAAGCATCTCATGGACAACTGCCGGACCGTTCGCACCTGGCTGCAGCCGCACAAGGCGACAAAGGACACGTCCAAACCCTACGGCGTGATCGAGATGGGTGAGGAGACCCCCGCTCCGTTCAACCGGGTGGGGCGTTTTCAGTCCGTCTCTGTCTGGCTCTACTTCGCCGAGGGCAGCTATGTGCCCGTGGACGCGGCTGTGGACGAGGTCAAGCGGCTCCTACACAACATGGAGCTCACCGGGGCGAACGGGCGCAGGTTCGCGCTGGAATGGGACCAGACCATGCGCGACTACTACGACCCCGACCTGCAGGCGGTCGGGAAGCGAATCGATTTCAGAATTCCACGTGGAGGTTGATAACGAATGGCTGACAACGTATACGGCGTGCGGCGCGTCGTGCTCACGGAGCTCAATCAGGACGGCTCTACGAAGGTGGACGGAAAGGTCATCACCATCAACAGCCCGCAGGAGGTCTCCTACTCGCCTAACATCAAGGAGGGCGGGGAGACCGAACTGCGCGGCGGGGACAAGCTCATCGCGACAGTCAAGGATGACGACACGCTGACCTCCATAACGGCGACATTCAAGGACGCCAAGCTGGACATCGAGGCCATGGCGCTGATCGGCGGAGGAACGGTTACCGGCACTGGAGAAACAGCCAAGTACACGGCGCCCAAGATGAGCGAGACTACGAGGACTCCGTTCAAGGCCGAGATCTACTCGGCTCGCTATGCCGATGGCTCCAACACCGCCGGCGACATCGCGGGGTACACCAAGGTGACCCTGAATTACGCGAAGGGCAAGATCCCGTCCTTTGCGCAGACTGACAAGGCGTTCGCTGTGCCGTCCTATACAATCGTTGGGACCGACAACCGCAGCACGCAGGCATCCTGCTACAGCATCGAGCGCGTGGCTGCGCTGCCGGCCTAAGAGCAGCTGACCAACAAGCTAAGGAGACAACCCCATGAGCCAGACTCGTAAAGCAATCACCGCCGAGGAGTTCCTCGGCAAGGCTACGCAGATCATCGACATACACGGCTGGGAGCCCGGCGAGACCATCCCTGTGAAGGTCCGCCGGGTTTCTATGACGAGCCTGATCGCAAGCGGGCAGGTGCCCAACATGCTGCTCAAGCACGCCTACAGCAACGCAGAGGAGTTCGTCGACGACGCCAGGGCGAAGGCCGAGACTGCAGCGCAGGCCATGGCTATGGTCGACGCTGTCGCCAAGGCCGT